TGGCATGGACAGAGTGGACCAAGTGGTCACCTTGGGTAAGGATGGCGTTCTACGAGCTAATAATGCTATTTTCTACAACAGGAGAAATATGCGTTGGCTCAAACCATCTGAAATCAAGGACACTCAACGAAGAGCTTTCCGTCAGGCTTGGGAACCAAACCTATTACCTCCGTTGCAACCCAAACCTTCTACAAGGGTTGAGCCTGATGTGCTTTCAGTTACTAGTGCTACTTCAGACTCAGATGCAACCTTGGTGGGATCCGGGATTGACGACTGGAAGAAGGAGAAGAAGTTCGATGGAGCAGAGTGGGAAGATGATTGCCTTCCACACGGTATTGATGAGGTGATTCAATGCTGTCCCTACGGTCCGATTAAGCAAGCGCATGAAAACACTTTGTTGTATTTCAGGCTATGTGATCGTCGACATGCCGCAGAGTGTGAGGTGATAGAGCCTCCGCCAGGGGATAGTAAGACGCATAAGAGGAAAACTTATTCTACCTTGCGTACTGAGGTCAATAAACAAAAGGAGCGGTTGGATGCTTCGCCAAGGTCCTTGCACAAAAGTCGTAGTAGGGAGTTCTCATCCTCTACCAGCACTTTGGCGTCGGTGTCAGAGGATGCTTCGGTTCGGAGTTCATTTACCGAGGAAGTCAAGTTGCCGCCCGAAAAGCGGAAACCAAAAGATCCTGATAAGTTGGTGCAGAAGACTATAGACACCCAGTTGAGGAGAATGATTGAGTTGTCTGAAGCAATAGACGCTCATCAAAATAGTCCAGCACTACCAAGGCGTAGGTGTGAAGGAATTCCTTTCAAGATGCCTAAGACCACAACCTGGGATGAGAGAGAAGCGGACTTCATTAAGCTAATGTCCAAGGGTCCGTGGCCTGCGTTGGGAGGAGCTATTCGCACGTTGGCTGGGCCTCAGCTTTGGGATAGTTTGTATCCAAGGACGACGGGGGTGAGGATTGATAAAGCTCCTTTCAAGCCTATCATATATCCGAAAAGATCTTACCCTAAGCAGGACTGCTTGGTGGTGGCTCTGGCGACGGTATCACGATTGCCTACTGAGACAGTCTTTTTGGCGATGTTGAGAGCCTTCCCGCATGATTGTCTAAAAACTGACGACCTTACGACTGACTGCATTACTCCGTTTGCTTTGG